GATATTGAATAGAGCAGGAGAGCGGAATTACGAGCGATTCCCGTACCGATACGACGAGGACGGAATGCCGCTGTGCCGAATGTGTGGGAAACGATTGGACCACAAACTGCGGACATTCTGCGGCCAGCGTTGTGTTCGTGACTTCAAAATGAAAACGGATTGGCAAAGGGTGCGGCGTGTCGTCTACGAGAGAGACGGCGGAATCTGTATGAAATGCGGAAAAAACGTGGACAGAAAGAACTTCCATGTCGATCACATTGTCCCGATCAGCGCCGGTGGGGATGAATGGGACTTGAACAATCTGGAGTTGTCATGCCCGACATGCAATTTGACGAAAGGGGCGAAAACCGATGTCGAGGTCTGTGCAAACTGACACCGAAAAGAAGATCGCGGAGATTCGGGAAGCGTTGGAGAAGGCTACGCATGGACAGTGGAAGTGGGTTGATGTGTACAAACCCGAATGGCTCCAGTTCCTTACCCAAGCGGTTGAAATGTACAGGGAACTTATGCACGAATTGGACAAGGAAAATGATCATTTGCATGAGAAGATAAACGAACTTGAAAAGTTGAAGCAAGAACGCGACAAGCTGATCGAGGTGTTGCGGTTATATGCCAATCCTCGCAATTGGTACGGAGATGTATTCGCGCCGCCAGAAGGCATATCTGATGAAGTCGATGATGGTGGCCAATGCGCCCGCGACATCCTCAAAGAAATCGGGGTGACGGTGGATGTGTAGACATGGGACACAAGTTATAGTGTTCACGATTGAAAGCGGAAATGTTCCTGTTGATGCCTGTATCGCTGATGAGATTGTTTATCTCAACAGGGAAGGGGTCGTAACGCTTGGTTGTTGCTGTAGTCATGGTAAAGCAGGACAAATTGTGGAATGGGAAAATGCGTATGGAAAATGGAAGGGGCACTATGATCCTCCTAATGTCCTTATAAAACAAGAAAGTTGTGACATTGCAAAGAAGTTAGGATATCGACCGTACCCTTACTATTATGCGGACGGTCAGAGCGGCGGGGTATGGCAGATGCAATTAAAGACAGGATGTGTGACGGAAGAAGAAGTTGAAGAATGGCATAAACAAAATACCATCAAAGAAATCGGGGTGACGGTGGAGTGATATGGCTTCACAACTGCCCAAGAACCGACGACAACTACGGCCCGCAGGTAGTTGAGAAGGGGAAACAGTGTCCGTTTTGTGGATTGATGGAGGAAGATGTGTACATCGGCGACCGGATTGAAGAGAAATGTCCGAGGCAACCGTTGCCGGAGCCGCCGGAAGAACAGTAAAGGGGTGACGTTGGGTGATTGATGTAAAAATTTATCTCAAAAACGGATGTGTAGTTGAGTTTGTTTCGGAATTCATAGAATCTGCGAAAAATATAGACGGATCATACGGAAGACTGGAATGGAAAAATGTCAACGGAGAAGAAACATTGCTGTCGATCGACCTGAAAGAAATCGTCGCAATCACATACAAAGAACGGAAAACATAAGAATGAGGCGATGCGGATGGCGACAGCAACGAAACTTGACAAAGGCGTATTCCGTCATTACCAAGACGTTGGGGCAAAACGGATACTCGGCGACTCTGGAAAGGAGGGCCGTTATGAACATCGAAAAACGATTTTATGAAGCTTGGTTCGATGGCTCAACAAATCATCACAAAAAAAGATCTGGCATAGGTGGCGTCATTATTTCTCCAGATGGTCAAGTTGTTGCTAAGTACAGCATGGAAATTCCGTATATACCAGATAGTCGCAAGGTAGAATACATAGCACTTATAAAGTTAACTGAAAAACTTTTAGAATTGGGAGTTAAAAACGTCGATATCAAGACTGACTTCAAAGGGTTGTGCGATTCAATTAAATTTGGTGGCTCTCGCAAATACAATAGGCTCAATCCGGGCGAAGAAATTACAAAGTTACACATACAGGCTTTAGACAAACTGGACAAATTAACATATTATATGATCAATTGGGTGCCAAGAAGAAAAAATCGCAGAGCAGATAGATTGAGCAAAAAATATAAAAAAATAAACAGAAGGAGGAGTAATCATGGTTAAAACTGATGAAATAAAACACACTTGAAGGGAATTCTGATTTTCCATTTTAATGGAGGTTGACCAGCATGGGACTAAAGACAAACGATGGATTAAAACATGTTTGAAAATTGCATCCAGAAATAAAATAAAACATTATAAACATGCTTCTATACTTGTAAAAGGTGGCCGCATTATTTCCATTGGTGTAAATAAAACAAAGGCCGGTTGCCTTGGTGATCCGTGTTATCATCTTAAAGGTTGGCACGCAGAACTGGATTGCCTACATAAAGTTGACCCTAAAGATGCCAAAGGTGCAATTCTTTATGTAGGCGGATGGAGTAAAGGCGGACGAGTGATTAAAAGCAAGCCATGCCCGTATTGCCAACAGTATTTGAAGAAATTTGATCTAAAAGCTGTATATTATTCTTTACCAAATTACGAAGTGGGGGCAATGTAAATGGAAAATACAAAAGAGAAGATTAAAGTATGGAGATTTAATGAATATGATTGGGTCGCTGGGGAAGATTTAGATGATGCAATTGAATGGTATTGTTGTAAAACTGGAATGGAAAAACATGATGCTATTGACGAAGCCTTTTTTGAAGAATGCAATTTAGACGAAACAGTGTATGTCGACGAAGCTACATTCCAAACATATTACAAGCCAAAAAATGTAGCATCATATGGGCGCGTACAAAAATATGGAAAGTGGTTTGTAAAAGTTGGGTTTAATGATGTAATTCAGCACGAAATAAACGACTTCCCTTGCATCATTGCAACAACAGAATTTTAGTTAATAAAACTATGCAAAACAAACGTTCTATGGTATAATTGCCGTAGAACTTTTTGTTAAGGAGGGGTAATTAATTGACTTGTTTTTGCAATCTACATACTCATACTGCATATAGCTTTCTTGATTCAATTTCCAAGCCAGAGGACATCGTGAAAAAAATAAAATCAATGGGACAAAATGCTGTTGCAATTACCGATCATGGAAATGTGTTTTCATCTGTAAAAATGTATAAACTTTGCAAAGAATACGGTATTAAGTACATATACGGTTGCGAATTCTACATTTGTGATAATCGTTTTGAAAAAGACAAAAATAATAAATATTATCATATTACAGTATTAGCAAAGAATGAGCAGGGCCGACTTAATATCAACAAACTTGTTTCCTTGGGGTATTTGGAAGGATTCTATTACAAGCCCCGTATTGATTTTGATCTTCTCTCTCAATATAAAGATGGATTAATTGTTCTTTCCGGTTGTATGGCAAGCGAACTACAACGAACGCTTGCAATGGGCGCGGACGAAAAAGCAAAAGAAATTGTAAGAAAATACAAGAACACATTTGGGAACGACTATTATCTCGAAATCCAATCTCATAAAGATATTGAACAACAAAAACTAAATCGAAAAATCGTTGACATTGCAAAGGAACTTGGCGTTGAATGGGTTGCAACTGCCGACTCTCACTACATCAATGCTGAAGACCACGAATTACATAGTATGTTCGTACAAATTGGCCAAGAACGCGAAGCAGGAGAAACATATGCAGATACGCAATTGCAAAGTGAAGAAGAGGCAAGAAATTTTCTTATCAGTTTAACAAATGAAGAAAAAGATCGAGCAATTATAGCAACACAAAAAATTGCTGATAAATGCAATGTCGAAATTCCTTTGTCGGCACCAATTATTCCCCATGTCAAAGTTCCAGACAAGTTCAAAGATGAAAACGAATATTTGAAACATCTTTGCACAGAAGGATGGATCAAAAGAGGGATTCACAAATTACCAAAAGAAAAAATAAAAGAATATAAAGAAAGGTTGCATTATGAATACAATGCTGTTTGTGAAATGGGGTTCTCCGGTTATTATCTTCTCGTCCATAGCTATGTCAATAGCGTAAAACGAAGAGGAATTGCTCGTGGTTCTGCCGGAGGAAGTCTAATTGCTTACCTTCTAAATATTGTAGATATTGATCCAGTTAAATTTGGCCTTTACTTTGAAAGGTTTATTGATGTTGGCGCACTTGATCTACTGAGAGAAGGAAAAATTCAACCAGAAGAACTAAAAATTCCAGATGTTGATACTGATTTTGGAACAAGCGATAGAGAAAAAGTAATTAAATTTATCGAAGAAACATATGGTAGCGATCGTTTTGCAAGCATCGGATCATTTCAATATATTTGGGACAAATCGGCCATTAAAGATGTTGGTCGTGTAATGCAAATACCTTTTGAAATAACCAATGAAATCACAAAAGTTTTAGGAGACGATGAAATTGACGATGCACTTAATTCAGGAAAATTAAACAAATATGTAGAAAAATATCCGAAACTTTTTGAATACGCAAAAAAACTCACTGGTCTACCAAGACAATTTTCTATGCACCCATGCGGAAAAATCATAAGCACTTCTGAACTAACAAATTATACTGCGATTTTAAATAATGATGGTGTTACAGTTCTACAATGTGATATGGAAGATGCTGAAGCGTTGGGACTTGTCAAAGTAGATACACTTGGCTTAAGAACAATAGATGTTATTTATGATGTTCTCGAAATGATTGGGGAAGATTATGAGTACATAAATCCAGCCAAGCTGAACTTAAACGAACCTAAAGTATATGAAATTTTTCAAAATGGATATACAGATGGAATATTTCAATTTGAATCTGAGGGCATGAAATCTGTTCTGCGCAAAATGAAACCGACCACAATTGACGATTTGGCAATTGCAAATGCTTTGTTTAGACCGGGAAGCATGAAATACATCGATAACTATATAAATCGAAAGCATGGTATTGAAAGTTTCGAATATCTACATCCAGATCTTGAGCCAATTCTAAAACCAACCTATGGAATTATTATTTTCCAAGAACAACTAATCGATATCGGTCGTCTTGCAGGGATGAGAAACCCAGATGAAATTAGGCAAGCGACTGCAAAAAAGAAAATCGAAAAGATGATAAAAGTCGAACCAGAACTAAAAAATGGATTACTTAAAAGGGGGTGGACGCAAGAGCAAGTAGATAAACTATGGAACGACATCTTGGAGTTCGCTAAATATTCTTTTAACAAATCACACTCATACGCATATGCACTTACTGCTTATGTAACTGCATACTTAAAAGCCTTTCATCCGAAAGAATATATGTGTGCTCTTATCAATTCCTATGAAGGGAAAAGAGATAAAATAGCAGCCACATGGTCTGAAGTTAAACGAATGGGGATTAAAATTGAACCGTTTAACTTCAGAAATGCAAAACCGCTTTGCGAAATTGAACATGGAAATTTAATTATTGGAACATCTATTATCAAAGGATGCAATCGACAAATCGCTTATGATTTGCAAAAATTTAAAGACAAGCATTACGATACATTTGTTGAACTTCTGGTTGATATTGAAGAAAATACATCAATACAGTCTGACCAAATGTTAGCGTTAATTAGGCTCGGTTTCTTTTCTGAATTCGGCGAAACCGGAAAACTGTATCTTGTTTATAATGAATTCAAAAATGGTAAAAGTAAGTACAGTAAGACACATCAACAAAAAACAAAAGAAAAAAGAATAATTTGGCTGATGGAATTTGAAAGAAAAACAGAAAATATCCGCCTAAAAGCGAATGCAGAAATCAACTATCAAATCGAATATTTAGGAGGTTTAGTCAAGGATTATTCTAATGCAAAAGGATGGTATTTGGTAAGAGAAATAAATACAACAAATGCACCCAAACTCACTTTATACAGTTTGGAAACATGCGAAGAAAGAATATTTAAAATGCAAAGGAACGATTACTTTAAAAAAGATCCTGCACTACAAATTGAAATAAATTCTTTAATCAAGCTTATTGAAATTGAATACAAAAACAAACTCAAATACGTTGATGGACAATTCGTACCATTAGATGAAAAAGAACCATGGATTAAATCTTACGTCAAATATTCTAAATAAATAATAGGTGAAAACAATGAATCTAGATCGATTTGAAAATGCATATTACCAACTGCGGTTTCCTGATCGACAGGAAACCGCAAAGACCTTTTGTTTTTGTTATGGATGTGGTGAAGAAATTCTAGTTGGCGAATATGTGCTTCGCTTAGAAGATAAATACTGTCATCCAGACATGTTGTGCTTAATTAGAGCGAGCGAAGCAATTGAAATGATTGCTGGCGAAGATGAAGACGAATACAAGTGGGAAGATGAGTAAACTTGAATTTTGTTTCAGAATGTTGTCATGCTAGCATCCAAGAAGTATTAGTATCAGATTGCTTATTCGATCAATATCACCAATCAACATTCAAAGATTGGGTATGTGAAAAATGCGAAAAAATAAATAAAAGATTATTAACTTAAAAATAAACAAAAGTAAGGAATAGTGATTCATGATCAACTACCAAGATAAATAGATCGAATTTTCAATTGCAAAAGAGCATACAACCAAAAGCCATTGCTAATTAATAGATAAATGTAAATTATTCCAGACGATAAAAAACACAAAAAGAAACTTATAAACTTTGTCATACATATTTACCAAAAAATAAATGTTTATAAAGCGATGCTGTAGCTTATTTTTTAAATAAAAAATATATTTTATTGTGTATTGGAGGTACTAATTAATGATCGTACTAAGTCTATTCGACGGTATGTCTTGCGGAAGAATTGCATTAGAACGAGCAGGAATTAAAGTAACCAAATATTATGCAAGCGAAATCAAAAAACATGCAATCATTTGCTCAAAACACAACTATCCTGACATAATACATATCGGCGATGTTAGAAAAGTTAAATTCAGAAACGGAATTTTGTATACAGAAGTTGGAAATTTTAATGTTGGCCATATTGATTTGCTAATTGGCGGAAGTCCATGTCAAAATTTTAGCTTTGCAAGAGCCATGTCTTACAAAGAAATCGACGGACTGAACGGCGATAAAAGTTCATTATTTTATGAATTTTTGAGAATTTTAAACGAAACAAAACCAGCATACTTTTTATTGGAAAACGTAAAAATGAAAAAAGAAAGCGAAAGACAATTGAATGAATATCTTGGTGTCAAAGGAATACATATTAATTCTAACTTAGTCAGTTTTCAAAACAGAGATCGCATTTATTGGACTAATATTCCAGGTGTAACGCAACCGGAAGATAGGAATATCAACTTTCAAGATTACAAAGATACTGATTATGAATATTGCAAACAATTTAAAGTTCCATACACACCATCAAGAATTAGATATTGGAACAACGGAATGGGTAGTATAAATGGAGTTAGGGCATGCCCAAATGTTACATATGCCAATAAAATATATTGTTTAACTAGAAAACAAGATCGTTGTCCAAATTCAGGCTTAGTAGAATTCGATGGTTTTTGTAGATTTCTTACTAGAAGAGAATTAGAATTGGCCCAAACAGTTCCAGTTGGTTATACTGACTGTGTGTCTTACATACAAGCGCAAGATCTCTTGGGCGAAGGATGGACTGTTGATGTAATCGCGCATATTTTCAGTTTTATAAAGTAAATAAAAATAAAATAGCATAGAAATCAAATAAAAGGATTCATATCTAATTGTTCTTTCCATTTTGTTTCATAATTATCATCCAATTCATATGTTTTTCTGGTTGCATATATAACATGGATTCCGGCAGAATTATCAGTCCAAATATAACCCTTTTTCGATAAACTACCAATAATACCTTTAGCAGTATTGATACTTACTTCGATTCCATTTGCCAAATCTTCAAATGTAATATCAGAAAAGCCAATTTCACCATGCCAAAAACCAACTGCCAAAATCCAGTCAATGGCTCGTCCTTCAAGCTCGGTCAATTGTTTGTTTTGAATCAAAACATCTATTTTTTTATTTACCATTTGGCTACCTCCAAATTCATGTTAACTAATTCTATTTTAATTCAATAAAAAAAGATTATCAAATTTGATCGACAAAAGGTGTGAAACGCATGAGAATTTTCAACTTTAATAAAAATGAATTTATAAAACAAAGATTTTATATGAAGAAGAAAGGGATTAAAATTGGTTAAAAACGTTACATAGACAAATATACGGATGATGAAATTCGCGAAATCATTTTTGAAGATTGGGAATTGGGCGCTAAATGGATGTATGAACGTTAATCCCAACCATGAATATTGCGATCAATAAAATTCCCAGCGCGAAAATAATTGCCGAAAGTATCCCTCTCCATATACTTTTTGCCAGCCAACAGGATCAGCATTTTGCACTTACATTTATGGCATTTTACATATAGAGAATCAGGATAAACATAATGATTCCCTTTTTCGCCACATTCAGGACATTCATATCGCAATTTATATCTTTGTTTGCCGTCGCGATCAGTTTTTATGCCTGTAATATAATACTCAAGCAACACAAAGCCCCTCCCAATAAAATAGGGAATTTGTATATAAATTATACCACATCACACATAAAGGAGTTGTATCGTTGAGCAAAACAAAGGACCCCGGTAAAATCTTTCAAAATAATTGGGCGGAAAGTTGCAAGAAAGAAAAAGTATTGTGTCATCGTTTTCGAGATATATTCATTCCTCCGGAATTTAGAACAAAAATAAAAACGCCCAAAAATCCCTATGATTTTATAGTATTTTCAAATCATTACGAATTTCCTGTAGAACTAAAATCTGTTGCCGATAATAAGGTAAGTTTTTCAGAATCAATTATAAGACCACATCAGATTGATGCTTTGATTGAAGCAAATAAATACAAATCTGATGGAGTAATACCCGGTTTTATATTCAATTTCCGAACATACAACAATGAAACATGGTTTGTACATATTGAAGATTTTATTGAATACAAACAAATAGCCGAAGCTGGTGTTAAATTAGAAAAATATCCAAAAATCAATAAGCGATCAATGCCAATTGAAACAGTAAGAGCAATTGGTTTAAAAATAAACAATTACAAAATGAAAATAAATTATCATTATTGCATCCGTGAATTTGTTCAATATGCCATTGAAAAATACGGAAGCAAATTCCACTCATAGGACAAGTATTCCACTCAGTAACTTAGAATTGGGCGGTGAATCTAAAATGGATGACTTAATCCTAATCAAAACAAAAAGCTTTAACGATGGTTCTGTGGCTAACATATACATACCAAAAAACTATAAAGAATATGCAAATCAGTCGAAGAAAAATCTAGCCAAATTTGTTGCTGAGTTAATTCACAGAAACGGGCTCTTTAAGAAAAATGCCGCCAGTTAAGGCGGTTTTTTTCGTGTAAAGTATTTGACTTAAACATATAACATTAAACGAAACTGATGTTATAAGATTAAGTCAAAATAAGGTGTGACACAAAATACGGATTAAGAATCACTTTAACATCAAGAGTGGCCGGTCTTCTTCCAATACCCTTTTCCTTAATACCAATATAAGCACTCAATACGATTTTTCGCAGCAAATCATTCTTTTCCGTTTTATTATCTAAAGAATGGTAGACATCGATCAAATTTGAAAAAGTCTCTTTGACGCGATTAACTTGTTCGGGGGAAAGGGTTTCTATTTTACTATCCTTAGTCAAGTTTTCAAATTCACGCTTTGTCTTGCTTAATTCTTTGTTAACTTCATCCCTGCGCTGTAAAAATTCTTCGCGGGTGTAATCTCCATTTTCATATGCTTCATAAATGAATTTCAGCTGTCGTTCATGCTTTTTGATTTTTTCTTCAATAGTCTTAATGATCTCTTGTTTTTCCTCATACTCATCTCTTTTTACACTATTGACCAAATTCAGCAATTCTTGTTCTAACAATTCAGAATCTAACTCGGCAAATTCTCTAATTGACTGTAAAATAATTCTTTCAGTATCGCGATATTTTACACTCATTCTGCAACCACTTCTACAGTACAAAAATTCTTTATGGTACGTGCTGATTTCTCCGTTTTCTTTTTTGTATTTTTGAACAGAATATTGACGAACCAATTTCTTCCCGCAATTGCCACATGTTGCAATGCCAGCCAATTCGCACGGACTGAAATCCATTGGAACAGGGAGATTTCTTAGTCTGCCGTTCATTTTTTCTTGGGCAAAATTGAAAGTTTCTTCATCGATAATAGCAGGGTGCGCATTCTTTTTTATAATCCATTCGCTTTCTGGTCTTTGAATCTGTTTTCCTCCAATCCTTTCAGTAGATCTATAAATTATTTCCCCCAAGTAAACACGATTCCTAAGAATTCTCCTTACAACAAGTGGTTGCCACGTCTTTCCGCCAGTCGGCGTTGGAGTCATAGAAGACAATCGAGTAGCTATCGCTTGATAGCCAAGACCGCTTGGATTTTCGCTGTCTCCATATACATACCAATGAAAAATAAGTCTAACATACTTCGCTTTTTCTTCGTCAATCTCAAGTACTTTTGTTTTATGATTTACCTTATATCCGTATGCAGGACGCGAAGTCATAAACTTTCCTTGACTTGCGAAAAAATACTTTGCTCCAATTAATCGTTCGTTAATAAAGAATAACTCTTCACGAGACATAAATAATTGCATACGGATAAACTTGGCATCATCGGGATTCCTAACGTCCCAAATACGATTTTCAGTAATAATAAAAATTCTCTTTCTTTCAAAAAGGGAATATATTTTCCCCATATCCTCATAAGATCCTCTTCCAAGACGTTGAATTTCTCTAACTGCAATAGCTTGGTACTCGTCGTTTTCAATTTTCTTAAGTATCTTTTGAAAGACTGGCCTAGTTTCAATTTTGTCTCCAGACCCAATTTCCATTTCAACATCAAAGGGGATATTATATTGCTTAAGAACTCTTTCCATTTGAATTCTTTGTCTTTCTAATGCATTAAAAGATGGATCTTTTTCTTCCTGTAGTTCTTCTTCTCTTGATTTTCTGACATAGCATATAACTTTTTGAATAGTGCTTGGCAAAGGATATATCATTTGGTTGCCCTCCAATCGTCGTTTTTGTAAGATATTTTATAATAAACGACCAATGTAGCGCAACCAAATTAGGAGGATATAAATGTATCTGTTTAGTAAGAAAATTTTTTGCTCTCAATGTAGACGGAAATTCAAAGGGAAAAAGGAAGGAGGGAAGAATGTTTATATCTGTTCAACGTATTCTAATTATGGAGCAGATAAATGCACTCGTAAAAGAATAGAAGAAGATGAGTTGCTTGAAGTGGTCAAAAAACATATTGAAATCATTGAAATTGAATTGAGAAGAATGGGAAACACAGGCAAATTTGAAGTTGACATAAAATCATATATAAAGAGGATAGATAGAGGGGAAGAGTGGTATACCATTTATTATTCAGATGGAACAAAGTCAGAAGTCACTAATAATCGCATAAGATACTAATTCCGACAAAAAACAACCCCTCCCCCGATTTAGGACGCAATAGGAAAGTCGGGGGAGAGGTTATGCAGCATTTTAGGACGCAACAAATCCAATATATAGCTAGTAATTTCCGTTATTAGGACGCTAGGATTTTTGTTTTTCGACTAAATCCGACATAAAATCAATAATAAAACGAACAGCAGATTCTTCTTCTTCATTTAGAACTATTCCAAATTCTTCTAATTTTGCTTTGCTAACCAGAAAGGCAATTTCTTTTCTTTGCTCTACATCGTCGATGGTCATAACGTTCTTTACATACTCTAATGCGTCAATGATAGTATTATAAATTAGTGTAATGTTTTGTTTCACTTCTCCATCTTTTAAAATTTTATCCATTAATAATTTTAAAATTCTGACCGTCAGTTCTGCATCTTCAATATTTTTTTGCTTAATCCATCCTTTTTCTTTTGCGATTGAATAAAATAGCCAGCCAATAACTACAACAATGACTGGAACTGCAATCATAATTATTGTTTCTAACCATGGGCTCATTTTACACCACTCCTTATTTCGTCAACGTTACAGTATATGTTTTTTGATCCCAACTAACCTTTGCCCCAAGTTGTTCTGCCAACTGTCTAACTGGAACATAGGTTAAGTTGTTGATCAAATAAGAATTTGAAACCGGAATGTAGTTTAAATAAGCCTTTTTTGTGGCGCTATCCCACTTGACTTTGGCTCCAAAAAATTCACCCAATTCTCGAAGCGGTAAATAAGTTACTCCATCAATAAGCAATCCATTGGTCATCTTTTTGCCATTTGCAATTACCGTTACTTCACGCTGAATTTTAGGCGTTTCCGTATTTGAAAACTTTTCTTCGCCGCCATTTTGATTGAAATAAAAGAGCAGTGCATGATGCACCACTCTTTCGTTAGCACCAGTATTTGCCTTTTGATTTAAACCCCCTGTTTTATCTGCAACAATTGTACTTCCGCCGCCATCGAAATTAATGGCGGTGATTGCTCCCTTCTCGATCGCAAATAATGCCATTTCTTCAAGCGTTAAGCCTTGATCATAATTCGTTCTGCCATCAGCCCATGCAAACCACAAATCACCGTTTTTATCAATCCATGCAAATGTTCGTTGCGATCTCGATTTTCCAATGTCATCATTAATTTCTTGTTGTATGCGATAATGTTCATAAACTGGTTTCCCATTTTCAACCAATAATGGTGCGCCTTGAATCAACAACGTATACTTATCGTTGGCATTCAACTGCCCAATAATAGGCTTTCCATTGACAAAGGCAAACTCATGCCACTTTGTCATTTTCCCATACGCTGTTGAAATGATCTTGTCTCCATCTTTAGCATCCCCAAGGATCTTGCCCTCAAAGAAAAATGGAGCATTTGTCCCTAAATCGGCATTATATTTCTTTACTAAATTGCTCACCTTTTCATTAGACTCGTATACAAAACGCAACGTATATTTCCCGGTTTTAAATTTCATAAATCGAACATCTGTTGCTTTTTTTGAGTAATCAAATTCACAATGATAAAGTTTGCCACCATAAGAATAAATGCGCTCTTTATACATCGTAAATTCTTTATATGAACTATTCATTAGTTTATTTAATTCCTCCCTAATTAAGGGGATAAAGTTCTTCTCGGCATGTTCTTTCTTATTTCCGCCAAAAAAGTTAGTGCCGGGGCAAGACTTATATGATGCGAACCAGTGATGATATATAATTGTATTAGTAGTTGGAGTTAAATTAAGCCATTTGCACAAAATTGCATTAACATAAATAATTGTTTTTCTGTGCTCTTCTGTCATTTGATCTCGGCCAATATCAAAGTCTCCGAGGTGTTCAATACAAATAGCTCCCGTATTCTTCCCTTCTATTCCAGCAGGTGTTTGCTCAAAATTACGACCAAGCGAATATGCAATGGTGCCGTCTGGAAAGGTTGTGAGGTGTTGTGCAATATCTTTGAAGCCCCGATCCTTCATGTGACTGTTACGCATTGCTTCTAGTCGCTCAAAATGATTTTTCCCATTGAAATGCGAATAATTGGGGACCCATGTATGGTGATTCTGTATTATTGAAATTTTTCTTGATACTTTTTGTTTCAGCAACCACTCACCAAATTCTTCTCTTGTTTCAAAAAGTATAAAATTACCTTTTTGTTGCACAATTTTCACCTCCATGCTAACATGAATATGGGACGATACTGCCTATCCATCGCAAGAGTTCTCTGTGCCTTTGGCAGTTAATCGTCCCCTTATTTTTCATCATATTCGCCGGTCTTGCTGTCTTTCATCTGTTTATTTTGTTCAAATGTTTCTTTTATTTCTTCCCTTGAAGAACTAAGATACCTTTCTTCTTCCTGCAAGATTTTCTTCCCAATAATTGACAAGTGATTCTGTTTTGCTTCTTGCAAATTTTCATAAATAGATCTTGTTTCAATTAATGCAAAGCCAGACAGAAAAATGTATTTCATATATTCCCCAATGAAAAATGCGTGGTTGGCGGCAACGAATAAAATCGAATATGATAAAACCTTTCCGGCGAATCCGGTATACATTTTTTTAGATAAAATAGGCCTTTTATTTGCTTTCTCTGCCCATATACGTGAAACAATATCGAGAATGATTAGTACGAACACGCTAAAAAGTTCTCTTGAATTTAAGCCAGTCAAATAAGAAAGGGCGGCCAATATTGAACCGCCCACTACACCACCAATGTAAAACAATTGATCGGTAAACATTTTAATTAGATGCTCTTTTGTCGAGATTATGGTGGTCTTTATATATTCCATCATAAACCCTCTTTTCTTTATTTATTTTTCATTGCCGCATGTTCCTGTTCGGCCTGTTCGAACCGAATCTGCGTCTAGGCAAGTTCGAGTGCCCAACCAGCCGAGCACGATGCCGCTGATGGACGCGGCGGCTGAAATGAGAATTGCCCAGTCGGGGTGATCACCCCCGCGCAAATAAGAAAAGCCCCGCGTCAAGCGGAGCTTGGAAGTTGGGCCTCGACTTGCTGTCGTAACTGCTCTCCATATTTTTCTTCGATTTGCGCCAACGCTACATTTCGGTCAACGCCTTGCTGTTCTTTCAGTAGTACATAGCGCACCCAAAAATCGACCATCACTCAACACCTCCAAGCAGAAGGTCGCCCAGCAGAACCGTCATCTCATTGAGTTGTTGCTGTTGTACTTGTAACTGTTCCTCTTGTGTAAGCGGTCGGTCATATTCCTCAAACCACTGTTCTCCGGTCTGCGGATTGACGAACCAGTGGTATCCCCTGCCGATCTGAGGCGCGGGAGGTTCGGCTTCCGCTTCAACAATAACCCCTTGCGACGTATCAATTCCCGCATTTGCAGGATGATCGAGATTATACGACGTTTGTACCAACATTTTATCCGGCGAAACAAGTGTACCCGTCAAAAGCTTCATTTCAATCACCCCAATATTTGAAAGTATCTGTTCCCATCCAGCTTGCGAATGGCTTTGTTAGCACTGCCAACATCATGCGCACAATAGACGTTGCCCGCTGAATCGACAGCGATGCCACGACCCCTCACAACATCGGTCTTGGCCCAGATTTCGTTTCCGGAACTGTCCAGCTTGCGAATGGATTTGTTGCCACTGGTGACATAATGCGCACAATAGACGTATCCCGCTGAATCGACTGCAATGCCCATACCGTTCCCAACATCGGTCTTGGACCAGATTTCGTTTCCGGAACTGTCCAGCTTGCGAATGGCTTTGTTA